AAAATACCATTAGAATTAAAATTAAAAGACATATTACAAGATAATCCTGATAGTAAGTATTATTTAAAAGAACATACTGTAAAAAAGTTAGAGGAATATACAAAAAGAAATAAAGAAAAGGGTAATGGTTTTGGGGCTAAATTCCACGATATAGAGAAAGATGTTATGAGTAGTTTAAAAACTAAAGGTACTCACGCTGATGATTTAATAACTGTTCATAGCTTATATCCTAGAAGCAGTAAAACAGGAAAGGGTGGTACAGGACATTTAAAAAAGAAAGACGGAACTACATATTGTTTAGATGCAGGAAACAGCCAAGCAATAGAAGTAGCTGACAAATACTATTTAAGTGATAAGGCAGTAGAAACAGGTGCAGATGATTTGGTTGAAATAAAAAGTGGTGCAATACAACCATATCCAAGAGATTACAAAAAGAATGGATTACCAAGAATTGAAAGAATAGAAACAAGACAAGATGATTTATCTAACTGTATAACTACTGACTATAACGCTAGTTTGATTAGGTTAGAGGACTTAAAAACAGGCATAAAACAAATAGATGAAACAATAGAAAAAAACAAACATAAATTAAAATCAGATAGCGTTTTAGCTATTGATAATTACAATAGAAACGTAAGAGATTTAACACCACCCGTAACTGACGCTAATCATTTATTCCATTTATATAACAAAGGAACAATAAGAAGATTAACACCCCTTGAATGTTTAAGGCTACAAGGTTTTCCAGATAGCTTTCATAATAAATGTAAAGAAGAAGGTTTAAGTGATACACAACTATATAGACAAGCAGGTAACTCAATGACTGTTGATGTTATGGCTTATCTAATTAAAGAAATATTAACAAATGAATAATAGATTAAATAATACAAATGGGACACAATAAAAAAGAGAAACTATTAGAAGCGTTAAAAGAAACGCAAGGCTTAATATATCACGCTTGTAAAAAGGCAGGTAATATAAGCAGGTCAACATACTATCGGTATGTAAAAGAAGATGAAGAATTTGCTAAAGCAGTAGAAGAAATTAAGGAAGCGCAAGTTGATTATGTAGAAGGACAATTAATTAAGAATATATCTAAAGGCAAAGAAACAAGTATAATATTCTATTTAAAGTCTAAAGCTAAAGACAGAGGATATACTGAAAAATCTTCACTAGATATAACAACAGGCGGTAAATCAATGGACATTAAAATTGAAGTGGTTGATACAGGCAAAGATTAAAACAACGAATGTCTTTCATAAGGCATATAATTCTACAACTAGAATCACTTGTTTACAGGGCGGTACAAGAAGTTCTAAAAGCTATAGCCTTGCACAATTATTCATAGTAAAATGTTTAGAAGATACAGGAAGAACTTTTACGATAGTTAGAAAAACGCTTCCTGCATTAAAGGGTACTGCATATCGTGATGTAATTTCTATACTAAAAGAACTAGATTTATACGCAGAAGAAAACCACAACAAATCTGAATTATCTTATTTTCTTAATGGTAACCTAATTGAATGTATTTCGGTGGATCAACCGCAGAAAATTAGAGGGCGTAAGCGGAATTATTTATGGCTTAATGAAGCTAACGAATTTACTTATGAAGATTGGACGCAATTAATATTAAGAACAACAGAAAAGATATATCTAGACTATAACCCTTCAGACCCGTATTCCTGGATTTATGACAAAGTAATAACTAGAGATGATTGTACATTCCTTAAATCTACTTATAAAGCAAACCCCTTTTTAGATAAAGATACAATAGCAGAGATTGAAAGGCTTAAAGAATTAGATCCAGAATATTGGCGTGTGTATGGACTTGGTGAAATAGGTACTATACAAACTATGATATTCAGAAACTTTAATTTAGTAGATAATGTACAAGGAAAATTGCTTGGCTATGGTTTAGATTTTGGATATTCAAATTCTCCAAGCGCATTAGTAGCAATATATCAATCTGAAGATAATTTGTATATCAAAGAGCTGCTATATAAAAAGCGTTTTACTAATACTGATTTAGCCAATAAGATTAAAGAATTAGGCGTAAGCAGACAAGATGAAATTATATGCGATTCCGCAGAGCCTAAAAGTATACACGAATTATATTTGTCGGGACTCAATGCAAAACCCGCTAAAAAGGGTGCAGGAATACATTTAGGAATTGATATAATGCGTAGGTATAAGCTGAACATAACTAAAGATAGTACAAATGCTATCAAAGAATTTAGGACTTATAAATGGGCAACAGACAAGAATGGTGATGTACTTAATTCTCCTGTTAAAATCAACGACCATTTAATTGATGCAACACGTTATTTATGCTTAAATAAACTAGCAATTAATCATAGCGGTAAGTATTATATATTGTAACAAAAAACGAATTATTAACTTTTATATTTATTAGTAATGAAAGAGGTCAAACTAACAATACCTAATGAGTGGTCGGATATAACAATAGGCACGTATCAAAAATATGTAGAAATACAAGAAGGAAAAGGAAGTGAGAAAAACAAGGTTTTAAGAAGTCTTGCGCTATTATGTGGTACTACTATCAACGTAGTAAAGAAAATGGCTTATAGCGACTTATTAGAGATAATGCAGATAATAAAAAGCCTTATAGATACTGAACCAGATAAAGAAGAATTTAAAAAGGTATTTATATTCAATAAAGAAGAATATGGGTTTGTACCTAATCTTTCTAAAATAACAACAGGTGAATACATTGATCTTGAAAATTATTGTAAAGAACCAATTAAAAACCTGCATACTATAATGAGTATTCTATATAGAAAGATAACATTTAAAAGGAATGAAAGATATGCTATTGAACCATACGACCCTGACCAATTTAAAGAAGAACTATTTAAGGATTGTAAAATGGATATAGCACTTAATTCGTTAGGTTTTTTTTTGACTTTAGGAAGCGTATTAGCGAAGACTTCAGTCAGCTATTTGAATCAACAGGAAATGAAACCACAAAAGGCGTAAGTATGCAGAGCAAATGGGGGTGGTACAATATACTATATAGTCTGGCTAATAATATTTTAGATATAGACAAAATAACAAAGATACCGATACTTGAAGTATTGACTTATTTATCTTTCACTCAAGATTATAACGCAAAACAAAGAAATAATTATGATAACATTTAGAAATGTAGTTGGATATTTAGACACCATAGCAACACAGCACTATGAACTCAAGTCGTTTCATAGCGGTTTTTTAGATGAAGTTGATATTGCTAAACTTGGAGCTGAAAATTACCCCATCTTATATTCCGAGCCAGGAAGTGCTATAATAGATACAGGCGTTCTAACGTATTCATTTACTATTTACGTATTAGATATGTTACAAGAAGATATGGACGACAGAGATGATACATTCAGCGAAAACCTACAGATCCTTCAGGACGTTATTAATGAATTTAAGCATAGCCTTTATTCTACAAGTTATGTTGCTAATGAAGTTGTGCTAGATGTTCCAATTACAGCAGAGCCATTTACTGCTAAATTTGATAATGTGCTGACAGGGTGGTCTGCTACTATAAGCGTACAAGTAAACAATCCTAACAATCTTTGCATTGTTCCTGTAAACCCTAATAGCTAATGGAATTAAAAAATACCATACAAGCTATGCAGAAACTTGGCGGGAGTGTTGTCAAGGAAGGTAAGCAAATACTTAAAAGAAAGAAAAAGACTACAAGTCAAAATACATTGTATAAAGGTTTTGATTACTTGGTAAAAGGTAGTAAAACAGGCGTTGAATTGATATTTGAATTTGGTGGTGCAGAAGATTATTGGGACTTCGTAGATGAAGGCGTTAGAGGTTCAGGGGGATATAAAGGAAAAGGAAAAGCAAGAGGACAAGGAAGCCCATTTAGATTTAGAGGTAAAAACATAGCAAGGGGTGTTATTGATAGATGGATTGTTTACAAACCACTTAAAGCAGCACGAAGTAATGGAAAATTTATAAATAGAAAATCAATGGCGTTTCTTATTGGTAGAGCAATAGCACAAAGAGGTTTAACAAGAACACAATTTTTTAGCAAACCATTTACGCAACAATTAAATAAACAAACAGATGCTATTTTAGATGCCTTTGGAAATGATGTAGAAAAACAATTAGAAATAGTAATAGGAAAATAAAACATTTAAAGAATAAATTATGGGATTAGGAAGTATAGCGTTTGTGCAAGAACCAATAGGAGATTCAACAACATCACCTGTTATTACTAATTGGAACCCTATTGTTCCTTATACAGTACATCAAGACGATATTAGTAGTTTATTCTATTTTAAATTAATATTAGAAGTTAGATTTGATGACGCTTCTGGAACGCTATTGGCTAAAATAAAACAAAGAAGAAATGGCTATGCTGATGACGTAACTGGAGATGAAGCAAGAGCAACCTTTGATTTAAGGGATATTGTTAATTCACAATTAGAACTAACTATAGTAGATCAGAATTCTACAACAAATTCTATACATACTTTAGGTGCTAATGCAACCACAAAACCATATAGTCAAAATTCAAATCAACTAAAAACAATATATGTTAAAGCATACCAAGAGTATTCTCTTTCTGCTAATATATCACCTACAGAAGATTTAACGCCAACAGTAAATGATACTAAATATTATATAGCTGCTTCATTAGATTTAAACACAGCTAGAGGGACTGATGACTTTCAAACTACAGCATTCTCAAATTATAGTTTAGATGGTGCAACCAAATTATTTTTAAGCGATATAGAAGATAGTGTAGCAGAATATAATTTGGGTAGTGTTAAAAGAAACTATATACAAGAAACTGATTATCACACAATAGCATTTTTAAATGATGATACCGCTTTTGATAGCACTCTAAAATATATACAAATAAAATATTATACAGTAGGTGGTGCGCAAATAGGATCTACTAATTATATTACAAACAATAATACTTATGGTGGTGCTATTCCTGACAGTGAAGTTAATACTGATGCTGAAAGATTAATCTATTTCGGTTGTGGCGCAGCTAATTTAGAAGCATTAACAAGCCCATTAGATACTGCTAATCCTTCAAATTTTACTGATTGGGCATACTATACTATTAGGGGAACAAGCACAACAGGCGGCAGTCCAACATATAAAACAAGCACCTATTATTTTATAAAACAAGATGGAAGTTGTAAGGGGTTCAAAGTAAGGCGTTTAGCGTGGCGTAATAGTTTAGGTGCTTATGACTATTTCAATTTCAAAATGAAATCAACACAAACTATAGAAGTTACGCGTTATAATTATGAATCTTTACTTGGTAACTTTAGTGGTGATATGTATTCTTATGATAATTTCGGTAGAGGTAAAAATACTATTAAAATAGATGCAGTATTAAAAGAAACAATTCAAACCGATTGGATCACAGAACAAGATGCTAACCTATTAGAAAATCTTATAAAATCTACTAATGTTTTTATTATAGAAAATGCAGATACTACATATACTGTTCCTGTTATGGTTACAAGTAATAGCTTTGTTAGAAAGACCTCTGCTAACGACAAACTAATTAAATATACTATTAATATAGAATATGCTAATCCTATAAATACAAACTCCTAATGTCTGCTAAATTAAGATTAGTTGCATATAGACCATCATTAACATCTTCTACTTCAGATACCACTTATGATTTAGATCTACAAGAACACCCTTCAGTTAGTCTTAATTTTCAGTTTAGTGATATTAAAGAACCAGAAAGCAGAAAAGCTAATTATTCACAAACTTTCAAGTTACCTTTTACTAATAATAACAATGAATTTTTTCAGAATTGGTTTGATGTTAATTTAACCACTTTAGTATTTAGCACCAAAAAGAAATTTAGCGCTGTTTTATATGTAGGTACAGTACCACAATTTGAGGGCGTTATACAATTAAAATCAGTATATCAAAAAGCACAGTTATATGAAATAGTATTAATGTCTAATACTGCTGATTTATTTAGTGCTATTGGTGAACAAAGACTAAAAGATGTATTTAAATTAGATGATGATACAGGCTATAGCGAAGAACTAGACCACGTTTACAATGTCGCTAATATTAAGGCTTCTTGGGTAGGTGATAATAGTTCTTTTCAAAATATAGCAGGTGTTTCATTAAGAGATACTGATGTTGATGTTCAGAAGGTTATGTACCCGCTATCTGTTACTGTTTCTAAATTCTATTTTAATACTGCTGTTGATAAGTATCTTAATATGAGTCCTTCAGCAACAACCGCATTAGGTGATGAAGCGTCTAATTTTATTGTTCCTATAACACAATTTAGACCTGCTATACAATTAAAGACTTTGTTTAAATTGATAATGGCTAAAGCAGGGTTTTCTTATACTTCAGCTTTTATTGATGGCGATTATTTTGGTAAGCTGTTTACAACTTCCTGCAACCATATAACAATACCCGCTGTTCCTGTCACTAACTCAACAGGTGCTGTAGATGGTCAAATGCTTGTATGTAATAGCACAGCTTGGGGAAATTTAGATTTACCTGCTTCAGGTTTTACTGATTGTCAAATGTCTAATTGGCTTGTAGTCCCTGCTGACACTACAACGCCTGGATTAAATACATACCCTATTGACACTAACGATTTATGGAATACCACATATTTCTATTTTACTAAAGAAGATATTAATATGGTAACTGTTCAATGTAATTTTATTGTTACAGCTTCTAATATAGCACCTTGCTATTCTAATCAAGCACTAGGTATTAATGGAAAAGTGGTGTTATTTGATACTGATACTAATATCTCAACAGACGATATGGTGCCTTCTTCATTTGCTCAATCAGGGGTTCTTTTAGGTGATTATACAGTTGTGACTTCCTCGGAAGTTATATTGGAAATGGATATATCTAATATGGAAGTAGGTGAGTCTGCACAAATACAAGTTATGGCTTGGGGATATAAAAAAGATGACCCTGCTGCAACGCTTCAATTAAGTTTAGGTGGTTCTAATGTAATTTCTGCTTTAGGTGAAACTTTTCCTTATTTTAATGATAATTATAATTTCATAAGAATTGGGTGGATAGGATATGGAACTAATATATATAGCCAGACAGTAAATGTACCCGCCTGTATTGATGATAGTATTACACAGAAAGCATTCTTAAAAGACCTTATAGAAAGATTTAACTTGGTTATATTATCTGATCCTAATGATGCTTCTAATCTAATTATAGAACCTTATAACGATTATTTAAGTGGTTCAGAATTAAAGCATTGGACTGATAAATTAGATCTGTCTAAAGAGATTATTGTAAAAGACACCACACACCTACAAAAGAAAAAACTGCTTTTCACAGATTTAGAAGATAATGATTTATGGAATAAAACTATTAAAGAAAGAACGCCAGACATTAATGTATATGGTAAATTAGAAATAACAGAAACTAATAACGATTTTGCTACAGGTGAAACTAAAAACAACCCCATCTTTTCGCCTTATATAAACGAAAAAGTTTTTGTTAATAACAACGACCAACTACCCACGCAGTTAGCTAATATGCCTGTTCAATATGAATATACTTATAAAGAGGTAAATGGGGGAAATGAAAATATTATAGAAGCTACTAAACCGAAACTTTTTTATTACAATGGCATTCCTTCAATAGTTTTAAATAGTTTTGATAATGATTCTAGTACCACTTATTATTTGCACAGGGTTAGTTCTTCAGGTGTTGATATAGGAGATATTACTGCTGAACCATTTACTACTTATCCTTTATGCACACCATTTGAATTATCTACTACTGATGGAATTACAGGATTGACTACAAGCACTAAATCTTTGTATTGGAATCAAGCACCGCCAATAGCAGGGCAATTATGGGTTTTTAATTATGATGCAAGTGCAGTATTAGGAATTAATAGTCTATACTATTTATATTGGTTTGAATATTTAAATAGTTTATATGGTGATGAAGCACGAATAATGGAATGTTATTTAAATCTTAATGAAGTAGATATATTCAATTTTAAATTTAATGATGAAATATTTATTAAAGATTCTTATTGGAGAATTATTAATATACACAATTATCAAGTGGGTGGAACAGATTCTACTAAAGTTACGTTATTAAAAGTAAATGACACTTATGGAGGAACTTGCACTAATTGTGATTATGTGGTTGGCGAAATTTTAGGTAGTAATACATTAGATGGTTTTCTTTTATGGTGTTCTGCTGATACGCCAGATTGTACGCCAAGTTTAGCTGCACCCGCACAATTAGGAGTCTATGCACCGCCTGAATGTTGTGAATGTATGGGGGGTACTCCTTTTTATTGGGCGACATCTCAAGCAGCAAATAATCTATATCCGTGTTTAGCTAATACAGGAAGTTTGCCTATTAATCAAAAAACATTATTTGATGTAAGGTCTATTTTTAGTGGTTCACAAACAAAAACCTTTATCTCTGGAAAGATTGATGGATTAGATGTTCCTTTATTAACAGGAAATAATAACAATAAATTTTCTACTGCACTACTGCCTTATTTTGGTGATGATATAGTTATTAAATATAGTAGCAAAATGAAAACCAAACCCCAACTAAATGGTGAAAGTCACAGGATAGTTTTAACAGGATCAACTGACGCTGATACAAGAGGATATGCTTATCCTGAAGGAAATAGTAATGGTCAGAAGTTAATAGTTCCTATTGAGACTAATATGATAATTAGAGTCAAAGGTATAGCTACTGTTATAGGTGGTAAAAGCACTACATACACTTTAGGAACTACTGAAGGCTTTGCTTATTATACAGCCTTTAAAAATGCAAGTGGAACAATAACACAATTAAGCACAGCAGGGGGACAACAGGAATTTAGTATTAGAGAAGGTGCATTAGCAACTACCTGCACACTATATATAACCACTTCAGATGGCGAATTACAATTTGGTTTAGATGATAGCCAAACAGATACTAAAAGAATATGGACTTTAACAGCAGATATTGACGTCAATAGAATTTATAATATGAATGTAGGTTATGCTGAAAATTGGGCGTTATATCAAAACAGCAGAAACATACAATTTCAAAATGCAGATTATTTAATATGGAACTAAAAAAATATATAGAAGCAACAGCAAAATTAATAGCACCAAGTATAGACCATTTGCAATTAGTGGAATATAAGGACAAAGAACTAGATTTTGTTTATGGAATGCAGGAACATCACACAAGTTTTAAAAGAATGTTTAAACAGATAATAAGAATATTATGGCGATAGAGAAAAAAATAATACTAAAAGCAGATACTAAAGACGCAGTTAAAGGTATAGACAAAGTAGATAAGGGCGTTAAAGGAATAGACAAATCTTCTAAAGACGCTAAAACAGGATTAGGGGGTATGACTAAAGGTGCGAAAGGTTTAGGTGTTGCTTTTAAAGCAATAGGTATAGGACTTATTATTACTGCTTTTATGAAACTTAAAGACCTCTTTAGTGGTAATATAGAAACTGCTAGAAAGTTTGAAGTAATGGGTGCTAAAGTTAGTGCTATGTTTGATGTATTAAGAGATAGAGTAGAACCCTTATTTATGTCATTAGGAAAACTCTTTACTGATCCCGTACAAAGTATTAAAGATTTTTGGACAGCTTTAAAACAAAACATAGTAAATAGAATAAAAGGTCTTATTGATTTATTTGATGCTTTAGGTAAAGGGATAAAAGGTGTTTTTTCAAAAGATTTAGACTTAATGAAGGAAGCGTCAAGTGAGGCAGGAACAGCATTAATACAATTAGGAACAGGATTAGATGAAATACAACAAAAGAAAGTAGCAGACACTTTTAAAAGTATTACTAAAGAAATAAAAGAAGAAACAACAGCAGTAGGTAAATTAACAGAAGCCCTTCAAAATGTCAGAGATGAAGAAAGAGGTATGCTATTAATTAGAGCAAAGGCAAATAAAATAATAGCAGAAAGTAGACTACTAGCAGAAGATGACACCAAGTCTATGGTTGAAAGATTAGCGGCATTAAAAGCAGCAGTAGAAGAAGAAAAAAGAGTTGCTGATATAGAACTTGCTACACAGCAGAAAAAGGTAGATGCCCTACAAGAAATAATTGATTTAGGAAAATCAAGCGAAGAAGCTATGCAAGAGTTAGCAGCAGAAAGAGCAAGAGTAGTTGAACTTCAAACAGGATCTATATTAAGACAAAAAAGAGTAGCAGCAGAAGTAGGAACTTTCACTACTCAAGTAGCTAAAGAAGAAGAAAGAATTGAAAAAGAAAAATTATTAAGAATACAATTAACAACACAAGCAAAAGAACTTAACCTTACAATAACTGAAGATTTAACTAATAAAGAAATTGCCGCTTTAATAAAAGTAGAAGAAAAAAGATTAGGAATAATACAAAAAGCAGCAGACGCAGAAGAAAAAATAAAAGAAAAAAAAATTGAAGCAGTTAAAGAGATGGAAATTGGAGCTGCTAAAAGTATGCTTGGTTCTTTAGGACAACTTGCAGGTGAAGGTACTAAAATGGCTAAAGCAACAGCACTAGCATCTATACTTATTAATACTGCACAGGCTATTTCAGGCGCAGTTAAAGCAGGTGCGGGTTTAATGTTTCCTGCAAATTTAGGTGCTATAGCAACAGGTATTGCAGCCGCATTATCAGGAATTGCAAGTGCAAAAGCAATATTTAAAAAAGTTCCTGGTGGTGATGACCCTGACACACCTGATAGTGTAGATACTGCTGTTCAGAGTATTACAGGAATGGGTGCATTAACACCTAATTTAGAAGCAATAGACCAACCCACGCTTGGTGGATCACAACCTGTTCAAGCGTTTGTAATTGAAAATGATATTTCTAATGCACAAGCGTTGCAAGAAGAATTAGACATTCAAGCTACTTTATAGCATTTTTTACACTTTTTTCACCTTTTTTACATATATCTTTCATATACCCCACATCTGTTAACTCAAAAAAAAGTAAAGTTTTTTTAACATTTTATTGTTTTTATAGTAGATATTAAAATAATTTAATATATATTTACTATATGAAACAAATAATTAAAACAAGTATAAATTTAAAAATAGAGAAAATGAAAAATTTACTAGACAACATTTACAGAATAAGCTACACAAACTCAAAAGGAATTGAAATAATTGAGGAATACTGCTTTGAAACTTTAACGTGGGCGATACAAAAAGATGGAGTAATGGCTCAGGATAAAGATTTCTCAAAAATGCTTAATTCACAAATGGCCTTATCTTTTTATATGGCTGATACAATGAGAGAATTGCACGAAAGAGGGATTGAATATACTAGACATATATTTAATAACGGAAATGCTTATACAGCTGAACAATGGGATGTAAAATGTGATTTTGAAACAAAATAAATAATAACAGGGGGGGTGAAATTCCCCCCAATTTAAAACTAAATAAAAATGAAAAGAGCAATATTAACACAAGACAAATACGAAGGAAAAAAAATGTGGACTTTGTATGCGGTAATTGAAGGAGAACCTAAACACTTAATGGTTTGGACTAAGTTTAAAAAAGAAATGATGGAATATATCAAAGAGAACAATATAGAGGTTATTGAAAATATAAACACACTTGGAATGAAAGGGAAATTTTTAGAATTTAACAAATTAAATTATGAAGATAGTTTTTATAGATTTGGAAAAACCACACAACGATTATATGGAACTTTTTATAAACCTCTTAATGAGTGGATTCCCACAAATTATGTAAAACTTGGTGATGATACTTATTGTGATGATGAGAATTATCAGGGATATGGATTAAAAATTAATCCTAACGAAATAGTGTTTGTTGAAATTAAATAAATAATAATAATTAAAACTAAATAGGGGGTGCAATTAGCACCCTTTTTTTTTGCACTAATAAACAAAATGTGTTGATTTATATTTATTAGTGTTATGGCGAATAAAATCAAAAAGCTAATAGAACTTATCATAGATGAAACTGCTGAAATGTTTGGCGTTGAAGCAATATCGGTTGTTAAATTTCCAGCCATTGAAGAAAACTTTGTTTTTTTTAATCAAGACTTTTTAACACTTGCTAAATTAGATGAAGAAAAGAAACAATTAATCGGTGCGGTTCTGATCCCCGATAAAAAAATACCCCGACTAGACAAAGATACTAATGAAGAATACGAAGTCTTTTTTACTAAAGAAACTATAAGACAGGCACAGAAGCTATTTATGAAGAGTTTAAGGAACAATAGCCACACGCTTGAACATAGTGAGCCAATCAAAGGCTTAACTGTTGTAGAGTCCTGGATTAAAGAAGATAAGAAATTTGACAAATCTAATATGTGGGGTTTTAAAAATATGCCTGTTGGAACTTGGTTTGTTCAAGTAAGTGCTGAAAACAATCCAGAAATTTGGGAAAAGATAAAGAATAAAGAAGTGCGTGGTTTCAGCATTGAAGGGTGGTTCACAGATAAGCTAATTGAAGCGTCTAAACAGAAAGACATATTAGACGAAGTTTGTGAAGACTGTCCTGATGAAATAATGCTTGGTAAAATCAAAGATGTAATACTAGCAAATGAACTTAATCCTGTTGGCTCTTTAGATGGTGAGCCTTTATTCAAAACAAAAGAAGAAGCTGATTTATATTCTGAAATGTTTAAAGGATGTTCTGGTAGCCACGTACATAAAGTAGATGGCGTTAAATTATTTATGCCTTGTAAAACACACGCTGACGCTACTATGCAAGAAGAACAATATACTAAATCTGGAAAAAGAAAATACAAAAAAAAATACAAGATGTTAGATTATGTTGCTTATGCTAAAAGACAGGCATTGGCTTCATACCCTTGGGATCAATGTATTCGGGATCAAATGAAAGAATATGGAAATAAAGAAACAGCTCAAAAAGTCTGTTCTGCTATCAAAAACAGGACAGTAAATCGTTAAAGAAATAAACAATTACAAACCTTTTATATTTATTTATGTTATGGGAACTCTAGAAAAAATTTTAAGTATGGTCAAAAAAAATAAAAAAACTGAACTTTACGCCGAAATGAAGTTAGATGATGGGCGTGTTATTGCTACAGAAGATGAGCAATTTATGATAGGCTCTAAAGTATTTGCTATTGGTGATGATGGCGAAGCTACTGCATTAGTAGCAGGAAGCTACACTATGGAAAACGGCAACAAATTAACTATCGGTGATTCATCTGAAATATTAGATTTAGGCGAAGAAGCAGAATCTGTAGAAGAAGAAGCGTCTGAAGAAGTTGAAGCATCTGAAGAAAAAGAATTAGCGGAAGATGATGAAGCTGATGTTGGAGATTGGGCAGGTATGGAAAAGAGAATTAAAAATCTTGAAGATGCTGTAGCTGATTTAAAAGCAGATAAAGAAGAAGCATCTGCTGAACTATCCGAAGAAACCACTGAAGAAGGTAAAGAAGAATTAAGCAAAGAAACAGAAAAACCAATAGAACTTTCTGCTGATTTAGCGAATGAGATCATAACAAGAATGGAAGAATTAGAAAGTAAAATAGTAGACCTTTCAAAAGAACCTGCTGATGAAGGACTTAAATACAATCCTGAAGGTAGCAATTTTAATTCTACTATGGATTTAAAGAATCTGTCTACTACACAGAGGGCAGCATATTACATTAACAATAAATAATTTTAAAAAAATGGCGAATAATAAATTCAATTTAAGTAAAGATTATCAGTTTGATATAACCGTTACTGATAACACCTATGCAGGTAAATTGGCGTTGCCTTATGTTACTGCTGCAGTCAAAAGTCCTGACACAGTTGCTAAAGGCTATGTTAGACAAATAGATGGTTTAAATGCTAAAGCAGTTATTAATAACTTGGCTTGTTCAAATCCTATTGTTGCTGCTGCTTGTTCATTCTCAAGTGGTAACGATACTACATTAACTGAACAAGTCCTCACGTTGACTGACCTAAAATGTAATGAGGAAATTTGCCGGGGCACATTATTCCCGACGTGGATTGGCGAGAATATGGACAGAAACGGAAACCTTCCAGGAACATTTGAAGATTTCTTATTGTCAACTGTTGCAGGTAGGGCAGGACAACAATTAGAAAATTCTATATGGCGAGGAAGTTCACCTTTTGGGGTTGGTTTTTTGTCTGATGATGGAACTTTTGATGAAACAGGATTAGAAGCTAGTGCTTGTAAATCATTCTTTGAAGCTGATATTTCTGCAATAACTGCTGCAAATGCAATTACTCAATTTGCTGCTTGTTATGATAAAGCAGTTGCCCAAGCTCCAGGAATATTATCAAAATCTGACATTGGTTTCTATGTAAACAATAAAACTTATGGTTTATATATTCAACAATTAGCAGGACAGGGTGCATTTACTAATCATCAAGGTCTTAATAATATGGGACCAGATCAATCATTTCAAGGCG